AATTGTTCTCACAAAATTGGGGTAAGGGTACGATCATATCTACACAACACTCTTCAACTTACGAAAATAAACGGATGGCAAAAATCAACTTTCACATGTCAATGAATCACAAGGATCGCTCACTTTTTCACGCATACCGTGACATAGATGAAGCGTGTCACACCTTACCAGATTCAGTGTTGAAGGATGCAAAAATTTTATATCGAAAATTCAATGAAGAAAAATTGACCCGTGGTGCAGTGCGCCTAGGAATCAAAGCTAACTGCGTTTTATACGCATGTAGACTTGCAAAAAATCCAAGAACAACTAAAGAGATTGCGGATATGTTTGGAATTCAATCGAAGGATGTTAGTCGAACGACTGATATATTTAAGGACAATATATTGGGTGCTACAAAGAAAAATTATGTGACGAAAGCATTCGATGTAATGCAGAGGCTATTGAACGCTTTTGAAATTTCTAGAGAAGAAAGACTCAAGTGTAATAGGATGTGTGGAGCTACAGATGATTGTGTTGAACTTATGAGTAAAACCCCTAATAGTGTGGCATCAGCAATTATATACATTGTTATTGGTCATAGAGTTACAAAATCTGAAATGTGTGACAAATGTTCAGTTTCTATCCCTACACTGAATAAGATAGAAGCTATTATTAAAAAGCACTTAGAGGCTAAGAGTTAGTATTAGTATATGACGACGAAGTTGTTTCTTTCTACACCATGTTATGGTGGATTGTGTCTAGAAAAGTACATGAGTAGTATTATTCAACTTCAAGTTCTTTTAATAAAAGAAGGTATTCAATTGTATTTAGATACGACAGAAAATGAGTCACTTGTTCACCGCGCCCGTAATGTAGCTGTAGGACGTTTTATGCAAAAGACTGATTGTGATCTCTTCATGTTTATAGATGCTGATGTTCATTTTGATCCACAAGCTGTTGTACGTCTAGTAAAATCCGGTCACGATATATCTGTCGCATGTTATCCTAAGAAAGTTGTGATGTGGGATCAGGCAGCAAATGCTGTAAAGAGAGGTGATGATCGTGATATGTCTATGTTGTCCTCAAGTCTAGTTATTAACTTTGGTGCTCTTAATCGACCAGTTGTAAATGGGTTTATTGAAATTTTAGATGGTCCAACTGGATTTATGATGATTAAACGATCTGTATTTAAAACTTTAGAAGACAAATTTCCAGAATTGTGGTGCAAGAATGATCACCAAAATAGGGACTTTGATGACTACCATGCATGTTTTGATTGTATGATAGATCCCGTGACTAGGAGGTATTTATCTGAGGATTACGCATTCTGTCGTCGCTGGCAACAGTGCGAAGGTAAAATTTTCGCCGATGTAAATACAACCCTTGGACATGTAGGTAATTTGCCATTCTCTGGGTGTATGAATGAAAGGCTTAAGGCTTAGACACGACATAGTCGTATGAAGCTTGTCACTTTGTTAGTCACTCGTTCGAAATCATGTAGTGTTAAAACACTTCACACAGTTCTTAGAATTAATCTAACATGCATGCAGAAAGGTGTTGATAATGAAATTTCATATGTAGATGACGACCCTTTCCTAAAAGCTGAACTTATTGAACGTTTCATGAAAACACATGATCGAATTATTTTTGTGGATTTTGGTGTTGCTCTAGATGATGCTTCAGTTGCTGAGTGCTTCGAAAAGCATGAAAAGGTTGGTATGGTCGTATTCCCTGGAGTAAAGGATGGTATTGATTGGGGTCTATTTAAACATAAAATTAAAAGCGGTTCGTCTGAACCAGTTGAACAAATGGGTCTTAACTTTGACACGGACGTTTCTATGAAAATATCTAATGATATTTATCGAGTAAAGTCAACAAAAGCCAAAGCTTGGTTTATGAATACCAAAAATACTATTAAGTCAATCAAGGATAAGAAATCTGGAAAATGGGTGGTCAATCCCAAGATGTTCGAAAAATTTATTGATCAAGGTGTTCGAATTTATGCGTTTACGGCAGCTAAGTTAACGTTAACTTATACACATGAATGTATAAGTAATATCCTCAACGCCGCAGGTGTGAGAGTAGATTAAAGATTATAACTGAACATACAATATGTCTATAAAGTTGGAATCCCCACTTTACAAATATGTTGTGCAGTATATTCACACAAAGTGGGGTAGTAAAGACTACTTTCCCGGGCCTCAACCAATCTCGATTGAGTATAAACACTTTCCCATTCTAAAAGGTGCTGAGTACCTTGTGTGTGAAAAAACAGATGGAGAACGCTATATGATGGTTGCCCTTATGTTTGAGGGTAAAAAGAAGTGTGTATTTGTTAATCGCTCTTTCAATATGTTCGAAGTACCTATCAACCTCAAGAAAAGTGCCTACGAGGGAACTATTCTTGACGGTGAGTTGTATGAAGATACTCTCATGGTATACGATGCCGTATGGGTAAATGGTGAATCAGTTTGGGATCTTAACTTGATGAAAAGACTTGATGCAGCTCGAGGTATCATGAAGTCAATAATTTATATGAAGTCTGACAAGTTTAGACTCAAATGCAAAACATTTCATGAAATGAGAGACTTTAGGAAGTTTATGGATGAATACCTTCCAACTGTTCAACAAAAAGTTGATGGTCTCGTATTTACACCAGTTAACGAACCCATAAGACTTGGGACCCATGAGACGATGTTCAAATGGAAGCCACAAGAACAGAACACTGTAGACTTTCTCATGAAGTGGGAACCCTCGAGAGAGACACCTGGATTCAAACCCGGTAGACCCACATGGAGACTCTATGTCCAAGAGAAGGGTAAATTGTTTTTCGAATCTGAAATACCACATGGCCGAATGGAGGACAAACCATGGTTTGAAGATGGAGCCATCGTCGAATGTCAATATATTACATGGGAAGAACCCCTATGGTGGAAACCCCTAAAGAGGCGGACCGATAAGAACTACCCCAACAATCGACGAACTTTTTACCGGACAATTGTGAACATCAAAGAGAATATCAAGATGAAGGAGTTTTTAGATTGTAAACCCAATTTTTAATATTGACTTAATATAAATGGCTGCTGTACCAATGTTAGCAGGTGTTGGACTTATGATGGTATGTTGTTCATCGTCCAGTGTAGCTTCTATGATGATGGGTGGTGAGGAGACTCCTGAAACAACCGACTCCACAGACACGGGAGTGGATGACTCAGGTCCAGCCTGTCAAACCGACCAAACTTTCGATGCCCAGACCGGAACGGTACCATGTGAGAGTATTGACGCGTTTAAACCTGAAGCCGCTACATGGTGGGGTACCTATATCAATAGTAGTGTACCCGTTTCTAGTGACGACCCCACCCCAAATGGGGGTATATCACACACCTTCCACGAATTGAGTTCCACTGCGACCAATAAGAAGTACATCGCGATGCGCAAAACTAACCAACATTGCAAAATGGTTGAAATAGACGTGACCAAGGATGGTGGCAACTGTAACTATTCAATTAAGGATGCTGGGTACGCGGGTTATGGTGGTGGGGGTATGGGTGCTACCGACGCATGTGTGGCGACCACAGATGCTGAAGTTGTTGCAAAGTGGAATGCGAAGACTGCCGTTCCCACTGCGAGGACCGCAGCCACTGATACTGGATACGGATTAAAGTCCATCGGTTATTCAATGTACTGTTAAATTATACACCATAAAATAGAATCCGGCTTCGTCAGGTAGTTCCTCCTCTCTGACCATTTCGTCATTAATAAAAAACCATTTATTACGTTTCTTCACAAAACTCACATAGTGTCCGTCGTCTTGTGCGCCAACGTGGACAGCTGTCGAAATTAGATTATATTCATGCTCATTAATTAATATATTTTCAATAATTTCAATATGACTTTTTCTGTCAAATGAAATCATCAAAATTTGAGGAAGTTTTGAAAAGAGCATACGGGTAGTTGCAACATGGTGCTTCTTCCCTTCGTTGTCTTCAAAATTTTCAATTGTATTCCAATCCGTACTTTTAGAAAGCATGTTAGCCATATCCTTACCCTCGGATGTTATCAAATGAACACTGAAATCTTCTTCATTTGTTGACTTTCCACCTGGCCATATAGTTTCTTGTATCTTCTTTCCGTAAAACCATGGTTTAATTTCAGGTCTAGATGTTTCAAGAATATCTATGATGCACAGGATTGCTTCTTGCACATCGTGTTGTTCTTTTGTTCCAAATCTGGGAAACTTCTCACGAAAACATGTAAGAACTGAGTTGATGTCAATTTCATCCTGACCTTTTGTCCAATATGTTTTGACCATTTTTGAATATTCATTGGTAAATTTACAATCTCCTTGGTATGGATGTCTTATGAAGTAATTTGATAGTACTGGTATGTAAAGCAGACATTGAAGGGCGGTGTTGAAATAACAAGTATTTCCATGGTTTTCGAGTCCCTTCATTACATTTTATGTACATTAAACACTTAAGAGAAAGACGCAATATGTAAATGTTAAGTAAAAATGAACGTCCAAGCTATTGTCGATCGTGTTCTCCCCATATTCGAAGCCCATAAGCATGAGGGAGATATTGAAGTCGAAATTCGTCTTGGAAAGCATAATGGCTCCCTGTTTGATACTAATGTTGGTAAAGATACGTGGAAGAGGGTCCTCGAAGGCCTGAAGAAATACGAAGGCTGGGAGAGCAAGAAGACCTCCACTGTTGATATGTATTACAACGATAGTAACAACGTTCGTATCACATCCGACGAAAATTCTGGTGAACAAACCATGATTCAAAAGATTAGCGTCGTCAAAGAGGATTTCAAATGTGATCCTCTCGATGTACGGTTCTGTGTTGCCCGCGAAATTCCCACTACTGGGGAGTATGAGATGGATCGAAAGAGAACCAAGACTCGTCACTCCTTCGTGCGAAAGAACCTCAGCATTGATATGACCATCTCTTCAGGTGATAATGCTGATATGGACTCTGAAGAGGAGGCGAGCTACCAAATTGAACTTGAGATCATGAAGCCCGATGCAGTCGACGATATTTACAAGTTTTTCAATATCATCAACAAGGTTTCCGATCTCTCGAAACTAATTTCTGTGTAAAAGTAAATGATATACGCCATAGCGATTCTTATTGTTTTGTTTTTGATGTATGAAAAACACACAAAGTCTGATGAGGTTGACGGTTCCAAATATTTTTACATCAGTGATGGTGATTCCAAAGCGATGTATGTCAAAATGCATGCAGATGGAGTGAGTAGTGATAGGCTAAAGAATTTTGTTCTAATGGAGGATGAATTTCTCTCAATGGAACAACAGTCTGTATGCACCGGTATACCTCTAATTGTTCAAGCTGGTGTACTTTCTAATAAAATCAAAGATATGTTTCCTAAATATGATTTCTCTCACCACGTCATACACCTCAAACAAATAGCAGAACCTACAAAAATAGTCAACAGGAAAATTAAATGTTAGTAAATATTAAATGAACCCCGAACTCAAGGATTTACTTGCCCTAGCCCAAAGGGGTCTAGCTAATGCCGGTGTATACATATCCTTATCACTCGCGTTATTGGGTTATTCTCGATTTTATCGTGGTAAAGGAGACATGTTTTATAACATAGCTTTCATCGTTATTAGTATAACTATGATGTTGTTGGCTTTAAAGGTGTTGAACACTTTATTGGAACATTTACATAAATTCAAAGCTAAACTCAATGAAGAAGATTTAAAACTATTAAACGAATTTATTATTATTCCACGCGTCTTACTTTATATATTGATTTCAATTTCATTTTTCAGTTTTTTTACACTGTATAGAGAACTTAAACAATAAACGTCTTTACATAATAAGTTATGGATGAGGCCAGACATATGGTTGTCGAAAAACCAGATGGATCCGTCGCGATAGCATTTAACCAAGAGGTTCCACCACCAGAACCACCGGAACCACCACCAGAAATTATACGACCACGACTACGTTTCAGATTATTACTAGAATATCACCCCGTTGCGCGTGCTCTAGCGTATATATTCGTACTTGCATCTGGTATAAATTTGGCTCTTTACACAAGAACAATAGATATTATCAATTTTGTGTTGATAGTATTTACGACGGGTGCTCTACATAGTAATGATTCAGCATCTATAACAGTTATAGTGTTTCATGGTACGTGTGCGGGGCTCATGATAGTACCATTTTGTGTACTTCGAATGTGGGAACAAGCTATTTACCAATTTTCAATCGCTATGATGTGTATCACCGCATTTAATACATGCAATCAAATAGCGGAGCAATTACCTAATCCCTGAAAATATCACAGTCTAGCATTTTGAAGAGATTCCATAACATCATTTTATGTTGTGGACTTTCAACACATTCCCAGTCATCAACTATAGACATGATGAGCTTGTTATCATCAAGCTCATCATTTTTACGAAAACTAAGGGGTGCACGGTCTCCCTCACTCCTAACATTTCTAATGTAATCCGCCACAGTGTAAATAATAGCATCTAAAAGCTCCTCTTTGGCCATTTCCATCCATGAATCTTTTGGAGTGCCCCACGTTTGGGTATCATCATCGACTCGTACTCCATGATTATAACGTTTCAATCCGAGCTCGAGCCGCCCCAATATTTCTACGCGCGTTCCCATTACCTATAATATTCTTCATACCCTTTAACCATTTTTTCTTTAAACCTGCGAACTGCTTAGCAGTCAAAATTTTATTTCTGCGAAGAGCTTCATTAGCAGCTGCTTGTCTCCATTTATTTTTCATATTATTAGGGACTCCAGTGACGTTTACATTTTTCATCACGTAATTTCTTTCAAGATTGCGCTTTCTCTGCATTTTCCATCGTGAAACCATATCCTTCTTGATTCTATTAACGACCATCTTTTTCGCTACACCAAGTGCCTTATTTTTATCATTGGAATTAACTCTAGATGCAGCATTCTTGATGTTTCTAACGTCTTGAGTGAGGTTAGGTTTGTATCGGTTCATCCACGCCTTACCGTACTGCTTCTCAAGGTCCTTACGAATAGAATTGTCGTCTAATCCGACCCTCTTTACCCTCTCTTTCATCTTTTCAGTTTGAACCTGTGTTTTCTTTTCCTTCTGTACGTTCCTCTTTGTAGGCTTGGGTGGAGGAGGAGGTTTGGGCTTTGCAAGATTATTACGACTCTTCTCAATCTGTTTACAAAGGGCATCCTTCGTCTGCTTACCTGATGTATTTATTTTAAGTAATGCAGCAAACTGTTTGATTTCAGTTAATGTCTTATCGCGACACAGTTTACCACCAACGCGAAATGTGCTACCAGTACCAGATAATTTAACGTTCTTGTTTTTATTGGTATTTTTTACAGTAACGTTTTTAGTCTTAGATTTAGCCTTTATAGCAGCACAAATTTCATCCTTACGCATGTCCCGAGTGGTGGGACCATTTTTAATTCTAAAACTGAGAATACCCACTTTACGTGCAAGAGTTTTGAGTTCATCTCTAGACATACGATCACACTTCTTTCCATCAATCTTGAGTGCGTTGATTTGGCTGTTTGTTAAAGGTGCTTTGCGTTTTACTATAGGTTTGGTCTTTTTAGGAGGAGAAACCTTTTTAGTCTTACGCTTAGCCTTTGTCTTGCGTTTGGTGTTGTCTATTTTAACATCTCCATCTCTATAAAATTCACGGATTAATGGAGTTACAGCTTTGTATGCATTTTCCATGATAGCGGGTGACTTGGCACCTATGATTTGTACGGTGCCAGACTTACTAATATTGAGTGTGTACCCTTTCATGGTGACATAGAGCATAGGTGAAAGTTCTGGTTCATAAGTGGTAGATCCGTATTTCGAAAATTTCATTTGCATACGAGTGAGATTTGTGAATATCCCATTTATACTAAACTGACCACTGAGATTGTTATACTCGATTGGACTGTAAAGGAATGGTTCTTTTTGTGTGTAATTATCTACGATAAATCGACGAATGAGTTCAGGTTGGTTTGTAATGTTCGTACCAACAAATCCATTTCGGAAAAGTATTTTACCATTCCTATAAATATTACAGAGTCCACCTTGACTATTCACACCATCCGAAACGGTCACCATAATTTGCACACTGGCGAAAGGTTTGTTAATACTTCCTTTTGGACCACCTTCTTTGGTATGAGAAAATCCAGTTTTAAACTGACCATAAATACCCTTTATCTCTTTTGTGTCTATATAAAGACCCTGACCGATAGGTATTTTACCGAGTGGTTTTTTCATTAGAATTGGTAAAAGGTCCAAACGAACTTCTTTACCAAATGATTTATTAATAGTGCCAACGAACAATCCAGGTTTCAATGGAGAGATTTCTAGATCAGTGAGGGCCCCAAATTCATTGATTGTATTTGGGTTCATCTCAGCGAGACCCTTTTCAAACGCGGCTTCGTTGATAGGAGTGAGATTCATGTTGTCAAATTCACTTGTATTTATGGGTTCTCTTAATGCATTATTTACTAATTTGTCCACATTAACGTCCGCAAATTCATTTTCCAAAGGAGAGTTATTTTCGAACTGTGCGAAACGACTCCGTCTAGGGGGTGGAGGAGGGAGAGCTCGTGGACCTGGGAGGGGTCTCTGGAGTCTCTGGGGTCTCTGGATTAATTCGGGTCTAAGAGGTTCACGAAAACCCGCAGCCCTCATGCGAGCTTCACGGTCTTGCTCTCTCTGTCTTCTAAACATATCCGCCTCAAGTTCCTGAGCGAAGTTATTGTTTGAGTTAGAGTCTGAGCTTTGTACATCGACACCGGATTGCCTGACAAATTCTTTGACCGACTGGCTCATATTACTATTTGTAAGGATTTTTTTTTAATGATTATTGCCAGTCATCAACTGATCTTCAATCAAGTCGATACCAAATATAACTGGTTGGACGGGGTATTGCCTGCCTCTATACGAGACAGATTCATTCCTAACCTCGATATCATAAGAACTGAATGGTCCCACGTAGAAGTCTTCATGAAACTTATGCTGACCCAAATTGTTGTTTTTGCAGTGTGTATTAAACGCAGCCACAAACAAGTTCTGGGGCACATACTGATCCTTAGCCTTGTCGACGATTGTTGATTCCAGAAAGTGAATCAGAGAGTTTGCAACCTTCGCAACCTGCATCTTGATAATTTCAAAGTATTTCGGTACGACATCCCAAATATCTTCATCACCATATTTGTTCCTGTATTCTAGATAAGCCCTAATACATTTATGTAAAATGTTGGGTAGTTCATGTTTAAGTTTTTCATCGAGGCGAGGATCTGCGTGCCTTACTTGTTTGCTGAAGTTCCATGGTAAAATACGGCGTAGAACAGATCCCGAATTATCTTTCCATCCTGGGACTTCATTACCACCAAGAACTCCTGGGACCTTCCACTCTGGAATCTCTTCAGCTGGTTTATTCTTAACTGCCACAGATACGTTTTCACCTGAAACGAGAGACTGAAACTCGGCCTGTTCTAAAGCGAGATCTCCCTTCACCTCTGGTGCGATAAACATGAATGCATCTTTGATTGAAGAAAGACCAAACTTCTTCTCGATATTGTTCGATAGGGTTCGTACATCCTGGTTTTCATAGAAATTCTTGAAAACCTTAGTAATTAACGTAGATTTACCCGATTTAGCGATACCCTTGAAGAATGGAATAATTTGCCACGAATCCAGTTCTCCAACATTATAACAGAGACGACCACCCATAACATACGCCCAGTTGCAGACTTCCTTTTCAAACTTCTGATACTGTAAAACTTTGTCAAAGTTTGGTGTTGGAATGTCTTGCCACCTTTCTAGATCCGGAAATTCATTGAATTCCTGATCAAAGTATTTGCAAGAAATAACAGTTGGATCTAATACAGCAAAGTCATTGCTATCATACGGGTAGAATTTACACTTGTAAAAACCTTCCTCGGGGTCATTTGGATTAGTGGGTTCCCACTCCTTACCTACAAATACACCATTCTTAAAAGACCAAACATGACGCCTCTTCTCAATATCCGGAAACTGATTGTCATTGCATTTAGAAATATTGTCGATAACTTCCCTGAAAATACTCCCCTTACTCGTAAAGTTTTTCCACATCTCAAAATTGTCATCTTTGTTGGCTAATGAATACACGAATTTCTCGATAGTCATTTTTGGTTCCCATGCCCTTGTATTGTATCCTTCCTCCGTTTTGTGTTCTTCACAACACTGACCCTTATATCTACGGTATTTGGCTTTTTCAAGTTCAGCAAGAGTGAAAATAAGACATTTTTGGAGGGGTATAGAATTATCTAAATCATCATCACACATAGTTGAGGCATCAAAAAAGGAGTTTGTCTGTGGCAATGCAGTTGGATTTGCAATACGTTCATACGCAGTATAGTGTCGACGTATGTTATCATATCCATCTTTGAGTTGCTTTAGGACATTATGAATTCGCATAACTAGAGTGGTTCCCTCATCATCTTCTTTCGTTTGAAGATTGAGAGCTTTCACTCTACCTTTTAAATCTACCAGGAAGCGTCGTTGCTTCTCACGAATACCCTTAACAGCTAGGATGTCGATTCTACCTACAATTGGGTTGTTATTCTCATCATAATTACCTTCGTGGATAAATTGCCTATATCCAAGTTCGCGAGCATTTCTGAAATCTTCTGTCCTGAGATCCCAGTAATTCTCAAAATTGACGACAATATTTCTTAAGGCATCTTCATTCATCGACTGGATACTCTGTTTTTGAAGCTCTGCCAGCGCTTCGTAACGATTTGGTTCCTTGTCGATGAAGTGAGTAATGTCCATTTCTATTATTAAGAATTTTCTCTCTAATTAATTTTTCAACTCACTCAAAATTTTGATGAGTATTTTATTTTGCATTTGAAGTTGTTGGGTGATACTCACCAGAGCAGTGCATACAGTGTCACCATCTTCAGTGGCGAGTAGTGAAGTCATCAAGGTCGCGACATCGACACCATCATCTTCAAACATCTCATCATCTTCATCCCCCATTTCATCCAATTCATCAACTTCATCCTCAGTCATAGAAATTTCCTCGACAGTGTCAGACTCTGTCTCATACTCAGATTCGGGTAGGGGTACGGGTACGATTTCACCCTCCTCAATTTCTTCAGGCTGTTTTGACATTTGATTTAGACTAAGAAAAATTGGATCGCGAAATTTCGCACATTTACCCAAAATTATTTTCTCTGCCTATAGTACAACAACTCTCAAAAATGGCTGGCGGTCTTATGCAACTCGTAGCTTACGGTGCCCAGGATGTCTACCTTACCGGTAACCCTGAGGTAACTTTCTTCCAGGCGAAATACAAGCGCCACACTAACTTCGCGATGGAGAACATCGAGCAGACCGTCAACGGTACTGCCGCTAACTCCGGTCGCGTCTCCGTCACCGTTGCCCGCAACGGTGATCTCGTCGGTGACATGTACATCGAGCTTGAGTCCGATGAGGCGACTACTATCACCACTGCCGCGGCTGATTGCAACTGGGTTGCTGAGCGTGCCGTTAACAACGTCGAATTATCGATCGGAGGACAGCGCATTGACAAGCACTACCAGAAGTGGTGGCGCATGTACTCCGAGCTTTACCTCGATGAGTCCAAGAAGGCCACTTGGGGTAAGATGACCACTGCGGGTGACGGCAAGACTGTCTACCTCCCCCTTATTTTCTTCTTTAACCGCAATCCCGGACTTGCCCTCCCACTAATTGCCCTGCAGTACCATGAGGTGCGCATCGATTTCGATTTAGCGTCTAACTTCACCACCTACCTCAACGCGTCTGTGTTCAAGGTGTGGGCCAACTACGTCTACCTTGACACTGAGGAGCGTAGGCGATTTGCCCAGAAGGGTCACGAGTATCTGATTGAGCAGGTTCAGCACACCGGCACTGACACTGTTACCGCTGATGGTGGTACCAAGCAGGTCCGCCTCTCGTACAATCACCCCGTCAAGGAATTGGTGTGGTGCTTCTCCAACACCCAGACCAACAACGGTATGTGGAACTTCACCACCGCGTCTACCGATGCCAACATCAAGCTCGACTCCAACCAGAACTCCCTCGAGGGCTCTAACTGTTTCGTTACCACCGCCACCGCTGGTACCCCTATGGTTAAGGTTGGTGCCATTGGCGGTTCTTCCATCTTCACTGAGGAGGCCGTCGGTCCCCTCGCCACCTTCAAGCTCATCCTCAACGGTCAGGACCGTTTCAAGGAGCAGAAGGGCAAGTACTTCAACCAGGTCCAGTCCTACAACCACCACACCGGCTCCCCCTACCCCGGTATCTACTCGTACTCTTTCGCGCTCAAGCCCGAGGAGCACCAGCCCACCGGCACCTGCAACTTCTCCAGGATCGACAACGCGCAGGTCCAGGTTGTCACCGCGGCTACCACCAACAACGCGATCTCCATGCACATGTTCGCCACTAACTACAACGTCCTCCGCATCCAGTCTGGTATGGGTGGCCTTGCCTTCTCCAACTAAATGTCCATACACGGTATTTTAGTAAATAATTAAAAAATAAAACTCATTTTTAAAATGCACAGTACCAATGCTGTTTAAAAATGATTTAGTGTGTGTCCATGAAGAATACAGGGTCCTCTAGAGAACCAAATGAGGGTGAAGGTGTTGTTATAGGTGTATCGTACCCTCTTTGATTTATGATATTAGAATTTGTCTCAATGTTAATTTTTTGTTTTAGTTTCACACGCTCATCATTTAATTCTATAATTCGTCGAGCATTAACGACGAAGGTGTTGTTATAAAAACCCCTGGAATGTAATTGGCGATTCATGTCCCTAAATTGCCATATACCATGGTTTACATTTTTTAGTTCTTCTCTATATGAGCTTTTCATTTCGTAGGGTGCGATAAGGTCATATTCCTTTTGTAAATGTTTTTTAGATTCCTCACAACTTAAATTTTCCATTTTGAGTTCTAAGATTGTGATCTTATCAATGAGATCTGCATTTGAGATCTCTATTTTCATTTGTGTACCCATACAACCAAATCTCTAACTTTAAGATAAGCCTCTCATTATAGATAATGTTCAAGAAAGTATTTGAACTTTTTATTAAAGTGGATAAACCTCTATTGGGACGTTGGAATTTGAAGTCGTGTAACGAAATTTCAACATCCATCAATTCTATCTATCAGAACAGGGATCATTGTGGTGATACGATATGTAAAACACCAAAGAAGGCTTCAGAGTACCCCTCAAAAATGGACTTAGAAAATAAACCCAATACCTAATCATGTATGAGATATACACCGATGGGAGCAGTTTGGGAAATCCTGGACCTTCTGGCTGGGGTGTGGTCAGTGATAGTTTTAAGCTTAGTGCTGGACAACCTAATTCAACAAATAATCGGATGGAGATGACCGCGATTTTGCGAGCTCTTGAAGAGTCTGTGAAGAGAGATATTCAAGAGGTGCGTATATTTACGGATAGTAACTACGTGAAACAAGGAATAAATTCATGGATTATAAAATGGAAACAGAATGGATGGATGACATCTGCGGGTGCACCCGTGAAAAATAAGGATTTGTGGATTGCTATCGATGAAATGCGTAAAAAATTGAACGTAGTTGAATGGCGATGGGTAAAAGCCCATAATGGCGACCCTAGAAATGAAGAAGCTGATAAATTAGCCAGGGAGAGTGCGAAAAATATATCCGCGTAAAATAGACCATGAGTGTTAAACAAGACGAACACTGTGAGTGGTGCGAAAAACAAGAAAAGTTGCTTATAAAATGGGCTGAAAAAGCGGCTGGTTACCGCTGGTTGCATAATCATGCACGCCTATTCTACAAGAAACAGAATGATTGGTTGTCTTATCCTAGTATAATTATAGCGAGTATAACGGGTGTCGGTGGTTTTGCCGTCCTAAATCCCAGTGGTAATGAAAATGTATCTCAAGATACCAAAAACAATATAATGGTCATTCAGTATTTCTTTGCATTCCTAAATGTTTTGGGTGGTATACTCACATCTATCAGTAAATTTAGTCAATCTCTACCTCTATCTGAGGCACACTCGGCTATGTGCGTACAATGGTCAAAGTTCTATAGGTCTATTGATATGGAAATATCACTCGATGTTAAACACCGCTCAGAAGTTGTTGAGTTTCTTATGAAATCTAGGGAAGACTATGATAAGTTACTTGACGACGCACCAGATATACCGGCTATATCTATTCAGGCATTCATGGTTCAGTTTCCAGATAAAGAAAACAAACCGGATGTCTGTAATGGACTCTCCATTGTAGTGAGTGATGATGCAGCATCTGTGACAGGTTCTAGACGTGCAGTAAATAGATGGTTGGGAGCTTTTCAAAATATAAACAGAAGAAGGAGTAAAGAGATGGATGAACTAGAACGTGTTGACTCTGTATAATTTTCTCAGGGTATTATAAAATGATTGCAAAGGTTTTGACAATTTTGTTCATTACCATCGTGTACGGTCTCGTGTACGCTACTATTCATAAAGCCGATCCAACAGCGTTTGGATTTGAGGATGGACTTTTTGATCCTTTTTACTTTAGCTTCACTACGATGTCGTCCGTGGGCTATGGTGACTATTCACCAAAGACGCGATTCGCTAAAGCTGTTGTCATGTCTCAACAGACTATTCTCATCGTAGAGCTTATCAGTATTCTTGAGAATACAGTCCTTGGAGGTGGTAATTCAAACGTCTTAAACCTCAATAAATTAGCTTAAAGTTGAAGTTCCTATCTGGTATGTGGGTGGTCCCACCGTTATACAAGTTGATTAGTAATATAATCAAGTTGCACCGTTCTTGTAGCTCAGTTGGTTAGAGCGTGGTGCTTATAACGCCAAGGTCACGGGTTCGAGCCCCGTTTGGAACAGCTTTTAGAGTGGGTTATCCTCACTGTAAAAGTTGTGATTTTCATTTCTATTACTCATATATGACTCCCACACAAGTTGGGATTAAATTGAATGATACGACGTCTGCTAGTGAGTTAGATTCATTTTTTACTCAAGTATGGTCTCAGGACAAACGTGTTAATATTGTTTTAGATGCTACGGATTGTAGAAGGATTTCATTACGGCGTATT